ACGGTTACCGTGTAAAGGTAAAGTTTGAGGAATACGTCCGCCTACATCGTATCATCACTCAGGTATCGAACATCGACATCTGGGAGCACCTGAAAAATGATCTGCCTTTAGACGAGTTTCTAGAAAAAGTTCCGGATGAGTTTTTTGACTGGGTTCGTCAATGGGAAAAAGCTTTGAAGTTTGGATATGTGATGAAAGAGAAAGAGGCACATAAGTACTTCAACCAGCTCTCTGAAAGCGATGAGGTTCTATCAACTTCCAGAAAAGACCAGGCAATGTGGATCTTTGCAAATGCGCCAAAAGAATACCAAGGCATAATGTTCAGCATGCTGGATGGTAAAGACTATTCACAAGCAATTTGGAAAATGCTGCGCCCTGAGTGGAGTAAGCCTTTTAAGGCAGACTCCACAGAGGATAAATAATACATGGCAAAGCATGTAAAAGCACTATTCATTAGTGATGTCCATTTAGGAAGCAGAGAATCGAAAGCAGGTGAGCTTGCCACCGTGCTGGGAGAGTACCTACCGGAAACTCTCTATATTGTAGGAGACTTCATCGACGGATGGCTATTAGCAAAGAAAAACTATTGGCCGTCTTCGCATGTAAAGTTGCTCAACAAAATCCTATGGCTTATCAACAAAGGCACAAAAGTAGTCTATGTAACTGGCAATCACGATGAGTTTTTGCGCTCATATGAAAAACTCGATTTTGGTAAGCTTGTTGTAGTGGATGAGGTTATTGTTGAAGATCACCTCATCATACACGGCGACCGCTTTGATAGTGTGATGCACGCAAGTAGAACTCTGGCTTTTGTTGGCAGCTATTTTAGCGAGGCAATGAAAACTATCAGTGATTGGTTTGGCGCAGCAAGAAAGAAGCTAAGGCTTCCTTCATCAAACCGCACCAAAAACTTTAGGAAGAAAGTTTTTGACAGCTATGTTGCAACATACCAAGCGCTGGCTGGATATGAAAAAGCACTGGCTCAATACGCCGAAGAAAAAGGATGCCACACCGTTATATGTGGACATATGCATAAAGAAGCAGACCTAAAGATAGGAGAGATCCGGTACCTCAATTGCGGGGACTGGCTCGTAAACAACAGCTACCTTGTATGGGATGACAATGGGATAACCATACACAATAAAAAAGATGATGGAAAAAGTGGAGCTGAGAAAAAACATAAGCGTGGTCATTCCGGCCTTTAATGAGGAAGGCTACATCGGAGGTCTTCTTGAAGACCTCACCCAACAGTTACACTCAAAAGGTGTACACATCATAGTAGCAGACGGCGGATCAACCGACCGTACCGTAGAGATTTGCCGTTCATATCAAAATCGTCTTAACCTTGAAATTGTAGAAGGCGGCACCGTCACCCGCGGAAGGAATGCTGGGCTGGAAGAAGTCCGCACCGATTGCGTTCTCTTTATTGATGCTGATGTTAGACTTAGCAGCCCATTGCAACTCTATAGCGTATGGTACGACTTGGGAACCCACCGTCTGATTGGAGCAAATCTAAAGAGTTCGTCGGGAGGCATGAGTTCTTTTGCGTACTGGCTTTTCAACAAGGTCAACCGGGTTATTTGTAAGAGTCGCCCATTTGCAGTGGGTTCATTTTTTGGAACTCGCACCTTGGCAATACGCAAGCGCGGCGGGTGGGATGAAAGCCTGATTCACGGAGAGGACTGGGTTCTTTCTGGAAAGTACCGTCCAACAGACTTCAAATTCTCAGCCCATCCAATAATCATCGATGACCGTCGCTTCAAGAAGACCGGCTATTTTGGTATGTTCAAGTTGATGATTATGTCTGCCTGGAAAGGCGAGGAATACATGCGCCAGGATCACGGGTACTGGAAATAATTTTCAAATTGTTAATAACTTTTTGCAAAAAAGTTTTTTTCTTTGAAAACTATTGGTTAATTTTATACTATAATTAAATAACTGATATGGCAATCACAAAAGCTCAACTGCAAAAAGTCCACAAGGTGGCAATGGAATGTATCAAACACCTGGTAATCGCCAAAGGCGTCTCGGTTAACCAGGCGGAGGAAATGGTTCTTACAACACTTAAAGAATCTGAAGCCTATATGAAGGCCGGTATGATTAACGAAACCATCGCCTCTCTCAAAATGATTCACATGGATCAATCAGTTGACCAGGCTGCTAAAGAATTACTTAAGTCACTCTCAAAATAATTAACAATGAGTCTATACAATATGCTATTTGGCCAAAACCCGGCCGCACCAATCCTAATGGCTGCACTAAACCTGGACAACCAGGCTCCCGATAACTGGGATGAGCGTTTCAACGAACTCTCTGACGACTGGGGAGAACTCGACATCTACAGCGAGGCAGGCCAAGCCCTAATGAAGGAAGCCAAAGAGATTGGCTACTATCCAACCGGTCGTTTCCGTGACATTTACTATGAACACGAGGAAGGCAAAGAACCAAAGATCATCCTCTACACTCGTAACGGTGGCGGTAACCGTGATTTCTACCAGTATGTTTTTGAACTGCTGGAAAACCACCCACTGCACATCACCGACTATGACGACGACTTCGACTGCACTTACGCCTACATTGAATTCAAGGCTCCGGAAAGCATCATCAAGTTTTTCGACGGAATGAAGACCGGCAAACTTGCCAATGTTTCTGAGAAGTTCAAGGCTGAGATCGAGGCAATGGAAAAAGGTAAAGAACCAAACGCTCAACTAATGAGCATTATTGAAAACATAGCTAAAGAACTGTAAATGAAAAGATACCTGCGCTCGCGAACGAGCAACGTCATTGGCGGAGTCTGCGGAGGACTCGGCGACTATACCGGAATTGATCCTGTATTCTGGAGACTGGCCTTTTTACTTGGTGCATTTGCAACCAACGTATCCGGCATAGCCGTCTGGATCTACATCATCCTCTGGGCCATTTCAAGTAAAGAACCAAAACAAGCATAATGAATAACATACTAGAAAGACTTAACGACACCGGGAACGGCATTTATGAGATCGTTTTCGAAGGAGGCGACTACTTAGACACTGCTGAGTTAGTCGCACTCAACAAAGCAGGCTATATCCTTGTAGGAAGCCAGACCGACATTGACTATGAAGATGAGGACGAGGCTGGTAATATCATCCACGGCCTATCAATGGACATCTACTACTTTGGAAAAGTCAACGTAAAGCAATTCACCGAACTCTTAGACCTCTGATATGCTTGAAACTAAATACGTAATCGTCAATGGCTGTGCAATCGTATTCTCGGCCGCAATCCAACACAAGGACATGGTTGGCTACAATGAAAAATGCGAGGGTGCTGGATTTGTTCGATTTGACACTGAAACCGATCCTACATACGGAGACACTATCATCGTTGCAAAATGCTATGGTAAGTCAGTATCACTTGGGATTGAATCACGTCCAGAAGAGGACAGCCGCATTGTAACAAGACAAATCACAAACACTTATTAAATATGGGACTAGATATGTATGCGTACCGCACATCGGTACAACTTAGCAAGCCAGTAGATTTCAGCGATGAAATTCAAAGCAACTGTAGCGAAATCCAGTACTGGCGCAAGCATCCAAACCTTCATGGGTGGATGGAAAGCCTCTACCGCGAAAAAGGTGGAGACGGCGACTTCAACTGCAATCCAGTGGAACTTACCTCTGAAGACCTGGACCGTCTCGAGGAAGACATCCGCAACGGTGGCTTACCTTACACTTCCGGATTCTTCTTTGGAGAATCACGAGGCGATGAGGAAGCAACGGACCTAGCATTCGTTGCAAATGCTCGTCAAGTAATTGCCGAAGGCGACCGTGTTTTCTACGACAGCTGGTGGTAAGATAAATAAGGTATGCTAATCATCGACGTAAAACGGGAAGGCAACATAGAGAAAGCCTTAAAACTCTACAAGCGCAAGTACATTAAAGTCGGAATCGTGAAAGAACTTCATGAACGTGCTGAATTTAAGAAGAAATGCGTAAAGAGGAGAGATACTCTTAAGCGCGCCGCTTACCGAGAATCTTTGCGAGTTCTGGAATCCCGAGACTAGGTTGTCCATAACCTATTGAAAATTGTTAATAACTTTAAGCCCAGAGATTTTTTTCTCTGGGCTTTTTTGGTTAATTTTATACTAACAAATTAAAAATAATATGCCACAACTTTTCAAAGTAGGAGGATGCGTCAGGGACGAAATACTTGGCATCGACTCCAAAGACATCGACTTTACCTTTGTGGTGGACGACTTGAAACTAAGCATTGAAGACGGTTTTGCATCCATGTACAAGTGGATGTCTGACCGCGGATTTCAAATCTTCCTCTCCACCCCGGAATGCTTTACCATCCGTGCAAAGTTTCCCAAGAACGATCCGAACGAAGGACTGGTGGCAGACTTTGTAATGGCACGCAAGGAGATTGGCTACATGGAAGGAACTCGTCGTCCCATCCTGGCTCTTGGAACTCTGGAGGACGATTTGGTTCGCAGAGACTTTACCTTAAATGCCTTGGCCGTTTCCGAGGACGGAGATCTCATCGACTTGTTCGACGGCCAAAAGGACTTGGCAAATCGGTTGCTTCGTACTCCGCTGCCTGCCAAGCAGACTATGATGGACGATCCGCTTCGTATCATGAGAGCATTGCGTTTCAAGATCACCAAAGGCTTCAGTATCTCCGATGAAATTTGGTTAGCCATGATGCAACCTGAGATCCTGGATAAGCTGAGGACCACGGTAAGCGCGGAAAGAATCAGGGAGGAACTCTTCAAAATGATGAAGCACGATACCGTGGAAACTCTAAGATTGTTAAACCTAGTCGACAGCAAATCCATACCGGGCTTTATGGACTTGGTATTTGATAGAGGACTGTGGCTTAAACCAACTTTTGAATTATGAGCTGGAATCACCGAGTGCTAGCAAGCGAACACAAATATGTAGACGGAACTACCGAGATGTATTTTGAAGTCTATGAAGTCTACTACGATAAAGATGGCAAGCCAAACGGCTACACCGCTAATCCTATCACAATAGGCGGAGATAGTTTAGACGGATTGCATTGGACGGTGGACCGCATCAAAGAAGCATTGAGCAAACCTGTCCTCTGGGAAGGGGACCGGTTTCCTGAAGAATACACCAAAACAAAAGAACTATGATAGACAACATACAACAAATCAAGACCCTGCTAAACTTCTCTGAACCGGGAGATTTCTACATGCTCTATGTCTTTAAGCGCAAGAAGGATCAACCTGAAGGCGAACGCGATAACCACCAATCGGTACGCACTATCAAGACTTACTGCATCGAAAGCCTACAACACTTGTACAGCCGATACGACGAAATCAAGCAGCTGTGCGAAATGTTCAAGGCCCGAGCTTACATACACGTCCAAAAGCAGAACCATCGCGACGTTTCGCTGAATATGATGGTTGCCTTGGCCGAGCGCATCCGTAACGGACAGACCAATCAAAAAGGTTTGTTTGACTCCGTGGTTGGTCAAATCAAAACTCAGGAGAAGAGATGGATCGTTGACATCGACACCAAGGATGAGATCGTGGTTCATCGAGCCGCTCACATCATTGACTCAGTAGAACCAGACGGCCCAAAGATCGAAGCAGTCATTCCTACCAAGAACGGTTACCACTTCATCACCAAGAGATTTGATGTCATGGAGTTCAGCGATAGGATGTCAAAGCATGGTGAAGTACCAGACATCCAGAAGAAGAACCCAACTCTGCTCTACCTGCCGGAAAGCCTGTGTTAATAACTTCATAAAACCTTGTACAATCCATGAATAAAAGTAATATGAAAAAGCTATACCAAAACGTTCGTCTGCGCATGGAGTTTCCTTCCCTGCTGGACATAGCCGTAGCCGTGATAGTCACGTTGCTATTTGGAAATCTAACTGGCGAAATCGTCAGTCGTCCCATCAATTCGTATGTGCAAGCATTGTTTATGCTGGGAACTCTCGCTTTAACGATCATCACTATCAGGATGATTGCTCTCTGGGTCATTGAATACACAAACCACAAAAACAAATAAGAATGATAACAATTACACTTTTACTGGCATCCATCATCATAGCGGTATTGATGGGAGTTCGAGCTTACAAGAAAGCCTATGCCTCAACCGAAGAAGACCGCTACGGAAACCGCGAAGTTAGTGGATCCTGGATGGTTAAGCCTATCGTTTTTGGTATTGTAGGAATCCTCATCTCGTTGATTCAGCCATACTCACTTGAAAGAGTAGACGCAGGACACAAAGGAATCAAGGTGAACCTCACTGGAAATGACCGTGGCGTTTCAAACTACCAATACAAAACTGGTTGGGTTATCTATAATACCTGGTTTGAGCAAATGCTTGAGTTCCCTACATACCAGCAACACATCGACTATGATGCTCAGGAGGTAATCACTAAAGGTGGATTTTCCGCAACTATCAAACCAAGCTTTAACTACTCACTTAAGCCAGACGCAATCGGCGATATGTTCGTCAACCTTCGTTTAGATATTAGAGACATTGAACAGGGATGGCTAAAGAATGCTATTGTATCATCAGTCAATGACGTGGCCAACCGCTGGGAAGTAGACGCGATATTCAATGACCGTGAAAAGTTCGAGGCGGCCATCATAGCAGAATGTAATAAGCGCGTTGCAAAATGGTTTGAGGTAAGCCAGTTGCGTACCAACATCATACCACCTAAATCTCTACAGGCCGCGATTGAATCCAAGACCAAGGCTGTACAGGAAGCACAGGCAGCAATGCAAAGAAAACTCGTGGCTGAGGCTGAGGCTCAAGAGAAAATGGCGATTGCACGAGGCGACTCTGCCAAGTTAATCATCGGTGCCAATGCTGAAGCACTGTCCATGAAAATCAAACAGAAAGAACTTACAGGACAATATATTGAGTTTGTTAAATGGTCTCGCTGGAACGGAGTTATGCCTTCAACGGTAGCCGGAAATAGCGGAACTCTTCTAAACATTAAGTAATGGTAAAACCCATCCTATCAATCATAGCTATCATCGTTACAACGGCGATGATAGCTATTTTAGTTGGCTTTCTAGTCAGCAAAGAAGAAAAAAGCTACAAGTACATCATTACAAGTGGAAAGCAGAGCTACAAAACTATATCATACACAAAAGGGGATGACGGCTGCATAACATTCCAAAAGGAATGTGGCTGTGGCGGAGAAGAGCTAGAAACGGTAGTACTCTGTGGAACATACACTATTGAGGAAAACAAAGATTACGATCCACACGCAAAATAGTATGAACACAGAAAGCTCTATCACTAGCCAAGATTATTCACCGTACTGCAAGGTATGCGAATCCTGTGGAGAAACTGGGTGTTGCCGTCCTACGATCTGTCAACAAGGCGAAGGCTGTGAATACCCGCAGACCAATCTGATTGAGCTAAAGTTTGGATGGTCTATGAATGAGTACTTCCAGAAAGAGATCTATCCACACCTATCCAAGGACTTACAGGAGAAGTACGATGGCGCATGGGATATTGAGTACGACCAATGGCACAAATAACAATACAATGAAAGACATACCTGGAACAATCTTCTCTCCTGTTTTTATGACAGAGGAAGAGTATGAAGAAGGCTACAAACAGTCAGTCTTCTACGTGGAGAAAGACTACATGGAAG